TCACTTGATTTAAGTTTTTGCTCTAATGCGTTTAGCTCATGATATTTAGCTGTATCTGCAATGTTCATAAAGACTTCACCCATCATTTTAGTGGGTATTGGCTTAGACTCTTCAAGCAACTTATAAAGAATATCTCTATCTTCAAAGCTAAGTTCTATCTGTTTCGTTGTCATTAGAACGGTACATCTTCATTTGGCTCTGCGCTAGTTTTTTCTGTTTCTAATTTCATCAAGTCACTAGCTGATATAGATTTTAAACCACTGGTTTCGTCTTTGATGTTGTCACCGAACTCAGGTATCTCATCGTCTATTGGTTTGGGCTTGTACTCTGATACCTGCAAAGACATGTAAGCATTGTTATCTTTCATTTCTTTCCAAGATGCAATCTTCCAATCTTGGTGCAGCCCATCAAGTGGGCCGCTGTAGTCAGGTGCTTTTTCATTGCCTTTCTTGTCATTAGGGAATAAGCATCCTATCTTTTGGAATACTTCGATGCGCTTCTTGCCATCTCTAGACTCAGCCATGATGAGTGCTACTTGTCCGTCTTCTCCCATAACATTAAGCTTGCCTTGTAGTATAAGCTGTTGCTCGGGAAAGGGTTTGAAAGCTGCGCCTCTGTTGGTGTTATCATACTCAGTCATTTTTGTTCTCCTTTTTTGTATGCTCTTGTAAGAGCCATAATATTTTTTCTACCTTATGCTCTAGGTTAGTGAGCCTTATTTTTATTTCTTCTAAATGCAAAACAAATTTTGAAGAAAACATTACCACTTCTCCTCTGGTGGCAACCTGCCATCGTCATCAAGCTTAACGCTCTTGACCTTTGTTACCTTAGGGTTAGGCATACTAGCTGAGTTACCGTCATCATCTTCTGATGGCAGTCCGAATGCAGATTGTAAGCCATAGCGTTTAGCGTATGTAATACCGCTGCCCATCTTCTGTGGATCAGTAGGGTCTTTAACTAGGACAGGTGTGCGTCCAGTCATTGACTCGCCTGACTCATGCATGACAACTGTAGTTACAAAGATGTGATGCTCATCAAAGTCAACAAGCTGTGTAAATGTAAGGCCACACTTGCCAGCTTCTGCTCTGACAGTCTCAATAACTTCTTCAAGACTGGCATAGTTTGATTTGAAGAATGGATTTTTTGCAGTCTTCTTAGCTGCTGCTCCAGTGTTGTGAAACTGGATGAGTGCTTTGGTTATGTTCTTTAGTTCCATTTTAGTTCTCCTTGACTGTGATGCGTAATGATCCGCGCTTATCGCGCTTGATGGCTAGAAGATCACAGTATACTTCTCGCTCATCGTCACCAACCATAGCCTTGAGGTCAGACTTGGCTGACTCAAATAGCTTTGCTGATTTCTCTTGTTCAATGTAGTCATGGCATCGGCTGATAAATTCGTTGTCGGCTGATGCATCTCGTTTGACTAGGCCATCGACCTTGATCTTATCTATAGATACAGGTGGCACTTCGTTGTCACCGAAAGGGCGGGTGTCCTCAGTGACATGCCTCCAGAACTCGGTGATGTGTACCTTCATCTTGTTGATGTAATCCCAATCTTTCTGTACATATACAGCAGCCCACTTGCGGTTGCCAAAGATAACAGATAGATAGCAGCCCTTGGCTTGATGTAGCCACATGTAGAACTGCATCTGTGGCATGTACATACTCAAACAGTTTTCCATATTGTTTGTTTCGTATGTATGTTTGCACTCAATGATCTCGTCAGTAAATTTTCTGTCCATCATAATGTGACCATCGACTTGACCCTTAAGAGGCACACCTTCCCAGTTCATCTCTGCTGTAAGACCATTACCTTCGCCTTTGTGCATGACATGCTGTACTGTTTCAGTGTCAGTAAACATCTGTTTATCAAACCAACGCTTGTTAAAGTGTTCAGTCTCTGAGCCTAGCTGTACTGCTAAATTATCTGAGAGATCATCAGGCTCTGCTTTGCCTGTTTTCTGTTCCCATAAGGCAATCCAATCGCCTCGCATGATGCGGTTCATATCTGAGCCGCCTAGAAATCCTAGTCTGTTCATAGTAGTTCTCCTTTTAAATGCAGCCAGCGGAGGTATGGACGTATCCATATGAACCCTTTATCCGCTGACCTAGCCACAATTATAATCACCTAACGGCATTATACTTTTGGCTTAATTAATTATACTGCAACTATGCAGTTAGATCAAGCTTCTTTTGTTGTAGTGATGAGAGCATTAACTCTCTACGTCTGAGTCTCCACTTGATATGCTTGTGAAACTCTGAGTATGCAGGCCAGAAAGTAGTAGTCTCGGATACCTGTTTGATTGCGTACTTAACTATGTCGGCTGGATAGACTGACAGTTCATTAGCTATAGCTTGTATTCGCATTGCATGATCGTCTGATGACTCACCTGCTGGCTTCACCACCAGCGCAGCCAGCAGCGTGAGGTCATCGACTAACATTTCTTTAGGCATGGGAACCATAGCTTGCATAACTGTAGCTATACATTTGTTTACGTCATCGACCGATGTTGATTCTATTCTGTAGCCATTGACGATAATATCTACGCCATCATCCTTGAAGCTACTGCGACTAATCTCTACTACCTTGCAGCCTGTTGTGCATTCTAGCGAAGTGAGAAGCAGACTGTCGACTCTGGCTGGATTGTTTACCTGTAACATTCGATCCAGACCTGCCTGTATTTGATCGCCACTCAATATGATTTGAACACCAGTATCTGTAGGCTCTGTCGAAGGACGCAAATTTTTTGCCTGTTGCTTGATGGTAGTTAACGAACTTATCTGCTTGAGCGACATGATCTATAGCCTCCTTGTGTTTAGCATCTATGGATTTGCAAAGGTCATCGCTTGGAACCCATCCATCTGGAACCTGACCCTTTGTATTCTTTGTTTCCTTATTGGTTATTGATAGGTTAGTGTTGCTGTCTGCAACAGGGGTGTTGCTCTCTGCAATAGGGGTGTTGCAGTGTGCAATATCTTTTGGGAATATTATGTATCGTGTTGACTTGCCTGTGTGTCCACGATCTCTAGTTAGATAGCCGTGATCTTCCAGCCAGTGCAGCTTGCGCGTTACTGTAGCTACAGACATAGCAGTACGTTGTGATAGTCGGCTGAGACTAGGCCAGCATAGGTGCTTGTCTTCATCTGCATGATCTGCAAGCACAACCATTAGCCATTTTGCATAACAGTCAGGTATCTCTGACTTGATTGCCCTCGCCATTAGTAGGAATGCCATCGTAGTTCTCCTTCAATAATGGTGCTATCTTTTCTTCAAAGACATCACCATCAAAGATGATTAGTGTTTTGGGTTTACCTTCCCTGCGCTTGTAGAACAGCACATCTCTAACTACAGTAAAGGGATTGGGAAAGTTTGATTTGTCTCGGTACTTTACTTCAACCACCAAGGCGTTTTGTCCGACTTGCCAGATGATGTCTCCGCTATACTCGCCTCCCAACGCGCCGCTGAGAGGTTGCCTCTTCGCTTTGAACCCGAGCTTTTGTAACCACTTGACGAATGTTCGCTCATGGTAGTCTCCTTTTGCGCGACTTTTGCTTGCCATGTGTCTGCCTCATAACAATCAATACAGATTGTGTGATAGGTTGGTGGTTTTTCTGTAGCTAATATGCATACAAACCAAGGGGTCTTATCATTGCAAGCATCGCATGGGTATGCTTCACCTACTTTATCGTAGAGTCTTTTTTTTATGGACTTTGATCGTAAGGCCAAGTGCATCTAACCAACATGCAAACAAGAATCCAGATGGTACTCGTTTGTGTTGCTCCCATTTGTGTATTAAAGATTCAGCGCATCCAATCTTGTAAGCTAAATTTTTTTGAGTCAACTTTTGTTTTGTTCGATGAGCAATGAGTTCACCGATAACATACTGATATGTATCAGTAACTTCAGTCTCTACTTTGTAGTGCTGAAAGTTTTTCAATAGCTTCACTAACTTTATTGGCTGTATCGTAGCGTAAATCTTTGCCTAATCTTGCACGATAAAAGGTAGAGTCAGGCACTCCGGCACAAGCAAAAGCATCCTTGAGTTTGATATGTAAGTGCGCTGACTTGTCTACTAATTGTTCCATGTATGTAATCATGCAGCCAATATGCTTGCAAGAT